TATATGGAATTATATGATAGAATTACAACAGAAGCGAAGAGAAAATAAAGAAAAACATCTCTCTAAATTTGATATGACTAAACTTTTAACTTCTTTAAAAAAAGAAGAAGAATATAAATGGTTAAAAGAAGTTTCTAACGCAAGTTTAAATATTATTTGTCATGATTTGTCAAAAGCCTATAAAAGTTTTTTTGATAAAACAAGAGGTTATCCCAAATTTAAATCAAAGAAACATAGTAATAAAAGTTTTCCAGTTAGAGCGGAAAGATTTTATTTTATGACTAATGAATTACTCAATATAGAAAAAATTGGAAAAATAAAATATAAAACTAATAAAATTTTCCAATAGGCAGAGATAGTATTAAAGTTTTAAATACTAGGATAAAACTCATAGGTAAAAAATGGATATTAACTTTTGGAATAGAGTGTGAGAACCAAGCACTCACTCTTAATGGGAAAATTGGGATTGATTTAGGAATTAAAGAACTTGCCTATTGTTCTTACAACGGCAAACCTCTTGTGTTTCATAATATTAATAAATCACAAAGAGTTCGTAAGTTAAAATCAAAGTTAAAACATTTACAAAGAAATGTCTCACGTAAATATGATACGAACAATAGACTTAAAGTTTACGAAGACAAATGGCACAAGTCAAATAAAATAATTAAACTTGAAAAACAAATAGCAGAAATATATCGTAAACTCGCAAACATAAGAAACAACTATTTACATCAAACAACTCACTACTTAGTTTCACTCAATCCTAAGCAAATCACGATTGAAGATTTGGATGTAAGTAGAATGATGAAGAACAGACATTTAAGTAGAGCAATAGCTGAACAGTGTCTTTACGAATTTCGTAGACAGATTGAATACAAATCTGAAGAACGTGGTATAAAAGTGGTAGTTGTTCCTAGATTTTACCCAAGTTCTAAAACTTGTAGCTGTTGTGGTAATTATAAAAAAGATTTAAAACTTAGTGATAGAATTTATAGATGTGAACATTGTGGCTCTGTAATTGACAGAGACTTTAACGCAGCATTAAATCTTGAAAGATATGTAGGCTAAACACAAGACCTATAGTCTGGGGAAATCATTATATCCCTGAATGACATGAAATGCCATACAAACGTTAGTAGCTTAGGCGAGAACGGGCATGATGAAGCGTTGAATAAAGTTCGATTATTAATATTGAATATAATGAGAAATATATAAAATAATTAAGAAACTTAGTCAAGACTAATATGTCTTGATTTTTTCTTTATATTTTGATATAATATTAATAGAAAAATGAAAGGAGCAAATTATAAATGTCTAGTGATTTAACTCTAAAAAAACTTCGTGAAGATATTGACAAAATAGAAAACATAAATCCAGAATACTTAGATTTGCCAATATTTATAGCTACAGAGTGTGGCTATGCTGGCGCACGTTTAGTTAATGAAAATTTTTCTGGAAATTATATTTTTGCCGGAAAGACTTATATTCATCTTTTATCTAATGATGATGATGTATCACCTGATGAAGTTCCTATTATTTAAAAAGAGAGGTAAATTATATGGAAGAAATTATTATTGATGGTTTTAGATTTGATAATCTCGACGCAATGCGTTATTGGAGTCATGCTAAGTCATATGACCCAAAAAAGAAAAAAGAAGAAGCAAAATATATGTGCGTGTCCGGCACTTTTATGGGGGCTATTAAACGAGATGGTGCGTGGAATATGCTTATTAAAGACATGGACGGCAACTTCCATCTTCGTAGTCGAACTGAAAGTGTTAATGGTGGATACACGGATAAAGCCGAGTGGATACCTCGTATAACTGAAGAATTGAGCTGGATACCTAATGGAACAGTTCTACTTGGAGAAATTTTCTTTCCAAATAATGAGGGTAGTAGAAAAATAACTTCTGTTTTGAATTGTCTTAAAGATAAGTGTCTTGAAAGACAAAAGAAAAATGGATATTTATGTTTCTATGTTTTCGATATACTTGCTTATAACGGAAAGAATTTAATAGATGTTTCTTTTGAAACTCGAATAAGAACATATCTTGAATATGAACTTGCCGATATTACTAATAACAATACCTATGTTTTTATGGCAGAATATAAAGAGGGAGAAGAACTTTGGGACCTCTATGGTAAAACTATTGCTGAGGGCGGCGAAGGCATCGTTATTACTCGTAAGGACTGTAAATATCTTCCCGGAAAAAGAACAGCAAGAATGACTTTAAAAATGAAGAAAGAAATCAACGAAACTATTGATGCTTTTCTTGATGGAGGGTATAAGCCCGCAACAAAAGATTATAAAGGCAAATCCAATTTAGAAGATTGGAATTATTGGATTAATGAAAAAACTGGAGAAACTTTTGATACTTGTAAATTTAATGAATATGTAAGTGGAGAACCTTATGAACCTATAACTAAAGCATATTGCTATGGTTGGGCAAGTGCAGTATCTTTCTCTGTTATGAAAGATGGAGAGCCGGTTCATATAGGTTATATTAGTGGAATAACAGATACCCTTAAAAAAGAAATCGTTAAAAATCCAGAGAAGTGGATTAATAAGGTTGCGGAGTTAACCGCAATGGAAATTGAAAAATCAGATAGTGATAGTGGCTATTCTTTGCGTCATGGAAAAATTGTTCAGTTCAGAGATGATAAAAGTTATCTTGATTGTGAATTTTCTCAATTAGAAAGCAATTCTTAAAAATTTAGAGGACACAAATAAATTTTTCACTTATATAAGAAGGTTGAGGAGCAGAGATGCTCCTCTTTATTTATCATAAAGAGGTGAAAAAGAATGTGTAATTGGGGAATTATTCCGTGTGATGTAGCGCCGCCACAGCATAGTAAAGTTAGAGCGAGATGTTTTACTTGTAAAAAGTGGAGTGTTTGCGAATTAAAAATTGATTATCTTAAAACTTTAAAACTAATTGAAGAAATTTTAGGCACACCAGCCGAAACATATCAGTTAATTCAACTTCCTAAAGTAGAGGGATTAGATTTTCCTTTTGCTTATAAATATATGCCGACAGATGTTAAATTTAATTTTCTTAATAAAGAAGAATTAGGTAAGTTTTATATTTTAAAATATAGCAACATAAATAATTTTAATTTTGTTTATGATATTAAAGACTACAAAATTCTTTTTAAGGGAATTTATGAGGGCGGCAACAACATGAAATTTAACATATCTGAGGAGGATTTGTTTAATAATATAAGTTTAAAGGAGTTTGAATTTCCAGCTAGAATTGATACAGACGAAGGTTGGGAGTATTACTATAAACCAATTTCTTTTAGTTTAAAAGAGGAAGAGCTTGATAAAGCTAAAAATTTTTTAGATTCTATTGAAACTGGGCTTGTAAATTTAAAAATTCCATTTTTTATTAATGCGGTCTATGGAAATTATAATGGAGAAGATAGATATCCTACTTTAGAAGAAATTTTAGCGGATAATAGTTTAATTTTAAACGACTATTGCGCCGCCACCCTTAATTTACCTTTAGAAATAAAAGATAATATTGTATCTTTACAATCTAACTCTTTAATAAAAATTGAGATTGTTGATGAAGATAAAGGTCCAACTTTACTTAAAGAGAGATCAATTGAATTAAGTTTAGAAGAAACTCAAAAGGTTTTTGAACTTTTTAAGCAAAATTCTATTAAAGATAGTTTTTCTATTTCCAATGGAGTAGATATATATTATGACTTTGAAGTTATAATGCCAGAGGAAATTAAAGAAGAAATTAAAATAGGATTAGCTACTATAAGAGACTTAATTTTAAATGAAAACAAAGATGTAGATACAATAGACACAACTTGTTTCAAAGCAACTTTAGAGTGCCAATTTTATGAATGGGAAAAAGGACTAAGTGATGAAGATGGGTTAAAAAGGGCTTTATGTAAATATCCAAACGGTATTCCTTTAGATAGTAAAGATTTTGCCCATATAAGAACTCAACATATAGATAAACCAATTTGTTGTTATCATCCTGCGCCGCCCCACCATAAAACTAAAGGTAAAACAAGAGATGAATTAAATGAGTATTAATGCGCCTTCAAAGGGTGAACAAAAGATTATAGAAATTCTTTCTAAGGCGGGTATAAAGTTTATAAGAGAATATTCTTTTAAAGATTTAAGGGGTAAAAAAGAAGCGCCATTACGATTTGATTTTGCTTTCTATTTAAATAATCAATTAATTTTATTAGACTACGATGGAATACAACATTACAATTTTACAAAGTATTTCCACAAAAATATTTTTATTTTTAATGAGGCTAAAGAAAGAGACCGAAGAAAAAATTCCTATTGTTTAGCTCATAACATTCCCTTCTACAGAATACCTTATTGGGATTTGGATAAAATTAATATTAAAAATATATTTAATGATAACTATAAAGTGAAAACAAAATTTCACAATGATATTTTAATTAACAGGAGGGAGAAATGAGATGGATATTCAAAACATTTTGGAAATGATAAAGCTAGTTGGTGCGGCGGCTGGAGCAATATTATCAATAATTGCTCTGATAACAGCTTTGTCTAAAAAACCAAAACAGTGGCTTA